TTTTTCTTAAATAGGCAAGCAAAAAATTCACGCTAACGGATGTTGGTTTTAACAAGTTGCGGTAATACAAAATAAATTGGAGAAACAATGAAAGCAGAAATTTTATTAGCAACACAAAGAGCAATGGGAGAATATTATTCCGATCCTCAGTTAATGAGTGAATGCACGGTTGAACAACATATTACAAACTGCATTAGCAATCTTGTTGAAAACCGAGTTAGCCAGAAAACGGCGGACATTGCGTTCTTGGTTGATAGAACAATGAAAGCCGGAACTTGCAACTTTACAGAGGAAAGAGATACTGGAATGAGTAGCAATTCTATCGTTGCCATTGCCTATGGTAAACAAAAATTAAAAAACCAGATATTGCCAGGCGATTTTAGTGATTTGAGTGCTTGCCGAAATATGTGGAAGAAGTTACCAGAACACAGAAAAACAGAAGATGCAAAAAAAGCAATGGAGAACGCAGAAAATTTTAGAGATAAAAAATGATAGCCGTTTTACTGGCTAACGATGTTGCAAATAATGCGCCGGAACAAATTAGATGAAAAATTATAAACTAAATAATACCAAGAACCTTAGCTCAAATCAACAGACCTCGAATGAGGTCGCATTGATTTGCGGGTTATGTGGAAATTAAACGGAGTAGGTATGAGATATATAATTATAGTTATAACCGACTTATTGATGCTTGCCTTTGGAGTAATCGGACTGGGAGCTATTTTAATTGCATCTGTTATTATGGTGCGGGAAGGATTTAATTACATACAAATATTATTAATTATTTGTGGGATTTTATTTCTTGCAATCTCTTTTTGGATAAACGATTTGCAAGTTTAATTTCCATATAACATTTTGCAATTAAGCGGTTTGCGTAATAATTAACAATAGGAGAATTGAAATGACACTTGAATATACTTGCCCGCATTGTGGAGAAGAATGTGAGGCTTACGCAGAATCAATGGAGGAAATAGAGGTATGGTGTGAAACCTGCCAAGAAGATATTACAGATAATTTTGATGTATATGCTGATTATATAGGATTTATGACAGACAGGGCAACGGATTATTATGACCAATAAAGCAAATCCGCTTGAATTGCCAGTTAGGCAACCCCTTTTAATATCGTTTAGCGGCGGCAGGAGTAGTGCTTTTATGGTTAAGTGGATATTGAGCAACTGCAAATATGACAACTATGAAAAAATAGTTTTGTTTGCCAACACAGGCAAAGAACGAGTAGAAACTCTTGAGTTTATAAACGAGTGTGATAGGCGGTGGAATTTTGGTACGGTATGGATTGAGGCTGACGTACAAAAAGAAAAAGGCGAAGGCACAAAACATAAAATAGTAACATTTGAAACTGCAAGCCGTAATGGTGAGCCATTTGAGGAAGTAATTAAAAAATATGGAATATCCAACAAGGCATATCCACATTGCACAAGAGAATTAAAGTTACAGCCAATTGCAGACTATATGCGAGCCAATGGATATAAAAATTATATTACTGCAATGGGCATAAGGGCAGATGAACCAGATAGATTGAAAGCTGATCCCAAATATGTTTATCCATTGGCGGATGACATTAAAGCAAGCGAGAAGTTTATAAGAGAATGGTGGGCAAGACAGGAATTTGATTTGCAATTGGCGGACTACGAAGGAAATTGTGATTTATGTTGGAAAAAAAGCAAACGAAAACTTATGACGTTATTGCAAGATGATCCTCAAATGGCGGAATGGTGGGATTTAATGGAACGCCGTTATAGTAAAGGACAATATTATTTTTATAGAGGCAATGAAAGTACCAAAATGCTTTTAGAAAAAGCAGGCAAACAAAACTTTATACGATGGACGGATTTGCAGTTGCTTAGAGAACGCCAAACGGAGTTATTTGATACCGATTTGGATTTTGAATTACCTTGCCATTGCAAAGCGAGTTGAGGGGTTGCCTAACGGATGCTGAGCTATTTTGCGGCGAAATGAAATAACAATACTTAATTAAAGGGAAGTAATATGAAACAAAATCAGAGCGAAATTGCAGACGGCGATAGCCGTCAAAATGAGCGAGTAGTTAGCGGGATACCGCAAAAAACAGAGCAGATATTGAACGATATTTTTGACTATGTATATATAGACCCTATTCCAAAACGAAAATAAGGTTCTACTATGGGCAGAACAGCAAATATTTTGGGGAGGGTTGTAAGAAATCTTAGGAAGCATGTGCCAGCTAATGTTACTGAGATTTATGATGAGATGGCTAAGGCGCAAGATCAAATCATTGCGCTATGTCAAAAAGAAGCCAAGAAGGAATATGAAGAAAGCGACTTATACAAAATCTATTTAAAATATGATGAAAAGCCCGAAACTTTAACGCCAATACTTTTACAACGATGGAATAAGGACATATTAATAACACTGCACTATGTTGAGAAGAATTGTGGTGTAAAAATTAAACACGAAGATTTAATCAAATGGTTACAAAAAACTGTTGACATTGTGAAGCAAGACCATGAAAATTTTATTAAGCGGTATTCCCGCTAATTACTACTTAGGAAAAAATGGAAACATTTTTATTGAGAATGTCAGATGAGAAAAGAAACAAATAAATTTAGATCCTTCAGTAAAAAGAAAAAAACCGATAAAAGTTTTAGTAAAAAAATAAACTTTTACCGGACAGTGACAGACCTCCCAGAGGTAATAGACGCGAAGGATTATCAGAGTTTTATTAAACCACAAAAGAAAGGGCGACTAGGGAAGAAAAAAGAAGGATGGTATAACGGCAGCCGGTACGATTCGAGATGGGAAGCGAGATATGCGCAAGAATTAGACCTCAGAAAAAAGATCGGAGAGATAAGGGATTGGAGCAAACAAGTAACCATTCAAATTAATGTAGCAAATATAAATAACACACCAGTACTCACAGATGAAACAGGGATTTCCCTTAAAAGTAAAGGGATTAACTACCATCATATTTGTAATTACCGGATAGATTTTGTGATTGAATTAACAGACGGGAGCAAGGAATTTGTTGAGATTAAAGGTTATAGAACCGAGTTATGGACGCTTAAATGGAAATTATTTGAATCATTATTTACAATAATTCACCCAGAGTATAAAATAAGGATAATAAATTAATGGGAAAGAAAAAAGATTTCGAATACACCAACGAAGAATTGGTTGAGATTGCGAAAAATTGTCCAGATTTCTCAAGTCCTGCATTCCAATTATATGTTAATGATTTTCTAGGCTCGAATAAAATATTGATGATGGATACAGAAGCAGTTGCAGGCTACTTCTTTTTACTGCTTGTTGAATGGAATGAAAAGGATTGCGGGATCCCTACGGACGACACATCCCTCGTAAAGATTTCGAGACTACTACCGGAAGTTTGGGAAAGGGTTAAAAAATCCATCTTATCCAATTTCTTCTTGCTTAATAATCGTTATTATAACAGAAGATTGTTATTAGAGCGTAAAAAACAAATAAATATGCGTAATCAAAGAAAAGATGCTATACGAAATCGTTACGAAAGTTCTACGAAAGACCTACGAGAGGACTTACGAGGGGAAGTTGTAAATGAAGTTGAAAATGAAAATGAAAATGAAAATGAAAAAGATTTAAAAGAAGAAGAAAGGAAGAAGACTATCTCCCAAAAAATAACCGAGAATCCAAGCGAACTGTTTATAAGGTATTTCCCGAGGGACGGTACAGATCAGGAAAGGCAAGACGCTAAAGAATATGTTCAGAAGTATGGCGCGGAGAAAGTTATATATGCCTTCCACGAAGCGAACAAGCAAGGTGTTTTCAAAACTGCTTACATAAGAAAAATACTTGAAAATCTTGAGGGCAAAATAATCCCGCCTAAAGCCAAAGCAGATGCAGAGAATCTTGAAAAGCAAAGCGCGGAGAACAAACGCCGGGAAGTCGCGGATCTGAAAGTGCTGCAAGAAAATGAAAAGAAAAGAGAAAAGGAATTATGGACCGAAGTTAAGTTAAGATTTGATAAAATCCGGACCGACAAAAAGATATTACAAAAAAAGAAAGAAGATATTCAAAGAGCTATAAACGAAAAGAACCTTATGAAAGCAGATCGGTTACTATACGAAATAGAATCTAGTGATACAGAGAAGGGGAGAAGAAATGATGTGGAAATTCCTGGGATTAAGTCTATATCAGAGAGTATAAAATCAATTACCGCTTGAAAAATAAACTTGGAATTTTAAAATGAATAAAACAAAAATAAATTGGTGTGATTATACTTGGAATCCGATTACAGGTTGCACTAAAATTATGAGTGGGTGCAAAAATTGTTATGCCGAATCAATCGCAAAAAGATTTTGGGGTGAGAGAAAGTTTACCGATGTTCAATTTCATCCTGAGAGATTGAACGATCCAAAATTAAGAAGTAAAAAACCAATGCGAATATTTGTTAATTCGATGAGTGATTTATTCCATGAGAAAATATCATTTAAGATAATAGAAAATATTTATGACTTATTTTTTGACAGATGGATATGCTACCCCGATATAACTTTTATGATACTAACCAAAAGAATCAAAAGAGCATTAGAATTTTATGATTGGATGCACGATAAAAATAGGAACACTGCTTTTGATAATGTATGGTTTGGTTACTCAGCATCAACTCAGAGAGACTTAAATGTGGGAAAAGATTATTTACAAAAAATAGATGCTAAAGTGAGATGGTTAAGTCTTGAGCCATTGGTAGAACCGATTAATATTTTAAGCATTCTTCGGGGGGATATTAAAACACAAAGACACGATCAGTTTTTTATTTCAAAGATAAAATGGGTTGTGGTTGGTTCTGAGAGTGGGACTAGGCGGAGAAATTTTGATAATAAATGGGCAGAAAGTCTTATTGCACAATGTAAAGAAGTTGGAGTCCCTATTTGGATAAAACAAATCTGGGACAAAGACAATAAAGTGATTGAGGATATAAACCTATTTCCAAAAGAATTACAAGTTAGACAACTGGGCAGTTACAGCAACATTTGAAAAACATAGCCGAAGGATGATAGCCCACAATTTAAGCAGAGAGGTATAAAATGAAAACAAGCCAATCACGCATATCTTAAAGGTGGATATGAACGAAAAAGATATTCAGATGTTCATTAAAAAAGCCAAAGAACTATCAGACAAATTAGTATCAGCTTACGCTGACGAAATGACTAGTATATATCGCCGGGAAAAGCGCAAAATCAACAAACGGGGGCGCGGAAAGAAAAATTATTTAACACGCCATGAAGTCCTAAAACTTGCCTTATCAGGTGTAAAATTCATTCGCATTGCTAAAATTGAAGGGATAAGCGGCGAGAGAGTGCGCCAGATAGTGATCAACGCCGCGAAGGATATACTTGGGACCGAGAAGATAGCGTATAGGACAGCGAAGGATATTTTATTCACATATCGAGAAGAATTAGAACAAAAAATTAATTGTAAAATAAAAGGCGCAGAGCCGGTTAGCCATGCACCTTTTTTTAATAAATGAAAAGTATAAAATCGTTAACAACTTTACATAACTAACTTAAATCTTTCTTTGCTATGATTAGAACATCTCTTCCGGATAGGTATGCTCTGAACATTTCAATCTTATCTGTTACTTTAAGATTGTTGTCCTCAAGCCAAACCTTCGGCAGAGGAATAGTTTTAGTTGTTAATCCGCTTCTTCCGATTGAATAAGAACGGATTTTGATTAGCTGTAATTCATTATTTTTATTCATTTTGTAACTCTTTTATTTTAGAATCATTTAGTTTTATTGTGCATCCGAGAGTAGGAGAATATTCTAATTTAACAACGTCAAAAATTTTATTATTAACCAAAAAATCATAAGCCTCATCACAAGCGGTTTTATAATTTTTTGTTTTCCACACTGCAAAATATATCCCGTTTCGGTTTCTTAGTCTAACGCTTTTCATTTCTTCACCTTTTAATAACAGAACATTTTACTTTTTTCTGCAAGTCTAAAGATTAACAAGTCTAAATTGGTTTGTGAAAGGTTTTCTCTAATTGTTTGAGCAAAAATTTCTATTGCTTCTGCGGTGTCTTTTTCGTTGTATCCATTAAAGCCAAGTTCCAAGTGGATTATTTCTGTCTCTGTTTCTTGTTTCTTTAATGATGGCGGACAATAAATATTTGTAGTCAATTTACACCTCCGTCAAATAAGTATAAATAAATTTAATTAGTTAAAAATCACAATTCCACCTGGCTTTTTTATAATTCCTCATCTGGGACAGTGGTTCTGATTGTTTTTTTGGTATCTCGGTAAGTCACTTCAGAAATGACATTGTGCTTAATCAAAGCGTCCTCAATATCTTGACGAGCAGCCCAATGACCACCATTAATAAATACTGTAATGCAACCATCGCTATAACCGCCGTAACTAATATTTGGCGGATTTGAGTAATCTTTGATTGCGTTGTTAATTACTCTTTTTAGTTCTCGCTGTGTCATTTCGACCTCCTATTTTTTCCCTTTGTACTATATATAAAACATTAATTAAGTATAAATAAATTTAATTGATTAAAAATCAATAAAGATATTCGAGCCGTGCAAAGTATCGAAACTTTGGCAATATTAGATTACATTCACGGCTAAAAATTTAATTTTCTTCTTTTATTTGCCTGGCTGCTTCTTTGTAAATACAAACCATTCCGGCGCTACTTACTCCCTCTTTTGTTTCTTTTAGTTTTTTTAATAGTTCCGGCTTTATATAAGCAGGTTTTCTTATCATTTCTGAACCGCTAAAAGCAAAGCCCGTAAGATTGTCCCATTCTCTTAGTGGGATATTGTTTAGGTGTTCATCGTTGCAGTTTAAAATCCTTTCTTTGCCAAAAAAGTTTAATGTTTCTGTCTTTATTTCCTCATCCACAAATTGGGAAAAATATTCTCGGTGCGAACAATTACCATTAAGATAATCTGATCGTGTTTTCATTTTATTCCTCCTTTTTTTCTTTAATCCAATTATTTAATATATAAATATCTCTGATTGTTGTTGCTTTCTCCCATACTTCATCACTGTTAAGCCGTTTTCTATTTTCATATTTTCTATTAAGATAGAAATTGGCTTTTTCAATAACATTTGTTAAGGCATCCATGTTTATTTTTTTTATTTCATGTTTGCTTGTTTTCATTTTTCACCTCCATTAATTAAGTATAAATTATCACTATGCAATCCTCCAAACTTTTAAAATTCTATCCGCATTGCCTAAGGTAAATATAAGATAATCTAGGCAGTTTGCATAGGTATAACCGCTTATAATAGTCTTGTAGGTGGTGAACCCATACTCATTTACTAATAAAAAACAATATTTTTTCATTTTACCACCTCCGTTTCGTTTTTTTCTGTTGCTATGAAATAATCTGATACTTCTTCTTTCGATAATTGTGCAACTAATTTTTCGTTTAGTCGTTTAATGGTTTCGAGTTGCGCCTCAAATCCTCGTAGCATCTTATACGAGTCGATAGCTTTAGTTAATCGGTTTTTTTCTTTCTTTCGTTTCATTTTTGCCTCCTTTTTGTTTTGTGATTAATCCCAAATGCAATATAATAAATTATTTTAATAAATCAAATTATTTTTATAAAAAAAATAATTATTCTCTAGAGCCAAATGAAATTAGTCCCTCTTTTAAGTTTTCTTTATCTCTTGTTTTTTATTCTCAAGGTTTTTTTTTAATCCTTAAAGATTATTTTATCGTTGGAAGTTATCGTGAAATATCGTGAGGTAAAAATTGGCACTGCGCGGTTCAGACATAAGAGGCAATCCTGAGAAGGCAAGAGAAAAAGCAAGATTGCGTAAAGGGATTAAACATAGGAACACTATCATCAAAGAAAAACTTGAAATAAGAGAAATTGATGATTTAAAAGAAACCGTTCTGAAAAATTTCAAAGAATTTTCAGAAAGCGAAGACAAGCGAGATCGAGAGTTTGCTACAAAAGAAATTGCAAAATATGTATTCCCTCAAAAGAGAGAACATAGTGGTAAAATATCGCACATTTTTAACGTTAATATTAATTTTTAGTTTCTCGATGGCTGAGTTTAGTTTAAGACTTGGGTATCCCATCAACGAAAAAAATCCTGAAGGGCGACCTTTACCCAAGCAATCAGAATTTCATAAAGACCGGAACGAAAAAAAATATAGACTAATCGCGGGAGGATTCGGGACAGGAAAAACTCTCTCTCTTTGCCTAGAGGTGATAAAAGAAGCAGTAGCCATTAACAACAATTATATTCTTTTAGGTAGAAAAGATTTAGGAGAATTAAAATCAACAACCTTAAAAGAGTTATTAGATTTACTCCCTGAAATCTTAATTGAAGACCACAACAAACAAGAACGCACAATCCGTTTGGCGAATGGTTCAGAAATTTACTATATGAACTTAGACGACAGCCGAGAGGCAACAGAAAAAATTAAATCTTTGAATTTAGGTAGTGCTGCAATTGACCAGCTTGAGGAAATTGAAGAAACAGTTTTCCTCGCAATCAAAGGACGATTAAGACGGCACAACACAAGCAGAAATTTTTTTGCAACCTGCAACCCAGCCGGACACGATTGGGTATGGAAGACTTGGAAAGAATTACAGTACGAAGATTATTTAATATTAAATAAAATCGAATTAAATAAAGCGAATGAAATTTGTAAAACACTTGATGAAAAAATTTCTAAAGCAGAACCAGAAAAAATTGAAAATGTTTATGTTGAAACAGCAGAAGAAGAAAAATTTGAATTTGAAATAATAAAGACACTTCACAATAAGAGCCAATATAAATTATATGAATCAATAACAATTGATAATCATTATTTACCACATGATTACATTCGGGAGTTGTTAGCATATCCGAAGCGATGGGTTAAAAGATTTGTATATTGTTCATGGGATGAATTTGAGGGATTAGTTTATAATGAATTTGTGGAAGCAAAACATGTAATAGATTCTTACTCACCTTCAGCTTCCGAGGCGCATTACATAATCCTCGATTATGGATTCCGAAATCCGTGTGCGGTTCTTTATGCGGCGACAGACCACGATGGCATCACGCGCATATATGACGAATATTATCAATCCGGGCAACTTGTGAGCATGATTAGTTCCGAGATTATGAAATCAAGATTTTTTAGCAAGGCAAATTTAATTGCCGATCCTTCAACAAAAAAAACAGAGCGGGATGGTAAAAGTGTTGCGTATGAGTTTCAACAGAATGATATATTCTTTCAGGACGCAGATAACGATGTACTGCAAGGGATCAACAGAGTGAATGAGTTATTCAAAGTAGAAAAATTATTGATTTGCCGGAATTGCGTAAATACTTTAAGCGAAATCGGAAATTACAAATGGAAAGAAATCAGACCCGGACAGCAGAGAAATGAATTTGAGGAGCCGATAAAGAAAAATGACCATGCGATGGATTGCATTAGATACTTAGCTAACGAGATATATAAACCAGCAGAACTACCATCAGATGCACCGAAGTGGTTAAAAAAATTAAAACAAAAAAGCATTCTAAATACTAAACCCTACATTCTGAGATGAAGATGATAGTCATACTAAATCCGGGAATAGAATATTCAGAAGAACTTATGATGAGTGTAATGATGGATCTATATTTTTCGAGAAGAATAGAAAAAATTTTGTATTGGAAATGGAAATTAAATAATAGTTTTGATTTTATTATTCTAAATTAAAAATAAAAACTTATGAACAGAACAGAAGCACTCACAACAGTAAAAGAAATCAACGAGAAATTAGAGAAAGTAAAATCAAATGTATTACTCGATTATAATAATCTTGCAAGCATTAAAATTGTTGAAGCACAAATTTGGTTAAGCAAATTTGGGGAAATATATTGCACTCCTACCGATGCGGAATATACCCCGGTTGAGGAACTCGCAACAATAGAGGACATACACAATACTAAAGGTCAACTATCATATAAAATTCAATACTTAAAGAACATAGCAGAGCGGTTAGGCAAGTATGCAATTAGGCAAAGAGATCCACTGGCATATCATACCTTAACAACCGCGATAGATAAACTTGTAGAAGCAATAGCATTTTTGGAGAGGAGCAAAAAAAATGGAGACTAAAAATTATAGAGATGAAGAAGTCATTTACCAGATGATGGCAATTGACACAAAAGATGAGACAAGGTTCAAACCGATTCGGAACGACCAGGAACGAAACTACAATATGCTAATTTCTTCATTACAGCTCGATAGCGAGGCGAAAGCATACCTGGAAGGGAAAGGGAGACCAACATGGGCTTTTAACCTCTTAACGCCTGTTATACGCAATCTGAGTAGTATTGAGAGAGGAAGCCGAAAGAAATTAATAGCCAAGCCGAAAAGCGGCGGAGATGTTGAGCGGGCTAATCTAATTACGCAAGTTATGGATTGGCACTTGACTAATGCCAAATATGATATAAGGCGATCAAGAAGTTTTCTCGATGCGATTATAGCACGTTACGGCTGCAGGTACATGAACTGGTCCTACAAGAACGATCCATTGGGTAGTTTATATATTTCATCGAGGAATCCAATGCGGATTAAATTTGATATGGGAAGTTTCATGGATGCTGATATGTCAAACATGCAATACATATATGAAAAAGCAGATTTAAGCATAGAAGAAATAATCAATCGCTACGCGAGAAACGACATAGAACTTCAGGAATTAATAATCGAAGCAGCAAAACCTTACTTTGTTGAGGAGATAGCAAAAAAGAATAGTTTTATTTCAACCGTGCTAAAAAAAATGATGAGTGCAGTAAGTGATTATTTTATAGGTTATGGTTCAGACAGTTACAATCAAATGCTCCGGGGCAATGAAGGGGAGTGGATGAACAAGCAGAATATGACGTTTACAGTTATTGACATGCACGACAGAAGGACGGAGCGGAGGATGTTCCATTACAATGATCGGAGCATGAGATATGAAGACATCACAGATTTGGTTATCAACAAAAAGAGCGAGATGTTTGACAGAGATAAAATACAATTTTACCGGGAGACCGGGAGATTGAACAACGAGCCGAGAGTAGAGCTTCATGAAGTTAATTGGATCACAACAGTTTGTCCGTTACTAAACTTAAAACTTCAGGACATCGCATATCCAATAAGGACTAAAAACTTTCTCTACACACTAAACTTCGCGTATGACTTCCACGCCGATATGAGCCAAGCACAGAGTGTAATTGATGAATTAGTTGACCCGCAGAGTGCCTATAACAAAAATCGTTCAACCATGGCGGAGATGTTGACAAAGATAGTCAATAGTGGGACTGTCGTAATCCCGCAAGCAATCCAAGGATACGAGGAAGATTGGACGGAGCCTGAAATAGGGCAAATTAAAAGAATTAAGGACTTAAACGCATACAAGAAAGAGGACATCGGACACGTGCCACAAGAATTAATCCATGAAGGAGAAAGGTATAAGAACGACATTGAATATATATCTAACGTAGCAATGAGTGTGCGAGGAATGAGCGAAAGCAAGAATGAGCCGGGAATATTGTTCATGGCAAAACGTGATCAGAACCTACAGACCCTGCAGCATTTATTCGACAACTTAAACCAGAGCAATATTCAAGACGGAGAGAATGCGGTTGCATTCATCCAAGAATTTGATACCGAAGAAAGAGTAATAAGACTAACTCAAGACGAAGGCGGTGAAGAATCTGTAATAATAATTAACGAGAAAGTGCCGATAATAAAGGATCACAAACTTATATTTGAAATTTTGAATGATGTGACAGTAGGGCGATACGACATTGAAATATCATCAACCCCACATGGACAGACAGCAAAAGAAATGGAATTTGTGAAAATATCCGAGATAGTAACATTTGCAAGCAAACTAGAGCCAGCAACTGCACTAAGGATGCTCCCGGTAATGATTGAAGCAAGCGACAGTTCATATCGGGGCAAGCTATTAGAGGCAATAAACGGCACACCAGAAGAGGAGAACGCAAGAGCACAACTACAGGCACAAATGCAGCAACTACAACAGATAATGACGCAGTTAGGAATAGAAGAAAAACAATTAGAGAATGCCAAGAAGGAGCAAGAAGTAGAAGGCGAAGCATTAAACAACGAACTAAAAAAGAAACAGATACAAGAGAAGAGCCAGCAGAATTTTTTATCGGGACTATTAACACATCAAAATAAATTTACAACAGACAATAAAAAGAAGAAGGATTACGCAAATGCTTGAAATACTTCAATTTATTTTCAGTAGTTTTTGGGTATGGTTAGGCGCATTGATATTTCTATTGGTTTTAACCGGTGGGATGCGGAAAGTGGTTGGATTCCTGATTAAGACAGTAAAAGAGACAGATTTCAACATACCCACGAAGAAGTAATTTTTTTTTGATTGAGATTAACAAAATATATCAAGGTGATGCGTTAGCCGTACTAAAGACCCTCCCTAGTAACTACATAGATTGTATAGTGACTTCACCACCTTATTGGGCGTTGAGGGATTATGGAACAGAAGGGAATATCTGGGATGCTAAAGAAGGATGCGAACACGAATGGCAAAATGGATTTCCAGCAGGAGATAAAAGAATAACAAAAAGAAGTGAAAATCGTGCTGGATGGGAAAGACCCTCAAGAGAAGAGTTTTCTAAAAGAGATGTTAAAAAAATATGCCCTGTTTGTAATTCAGAATTTTCAGGCAAACCAGAGCAAAAATTCTGTTCAACAAAATGTCTTAATACATTATCTAATGAAGAAAGACAAGAAATGCAACAAAAATCAAACTTCTGTTCAAAATGTGGTGCGTGGAAAGGACAACTCGGATTAGAGCCAACATTTGATTTATACATCAAGCATCTTTGCGACATCTTTGACGAGGTTAAGAGGGTGCTGAAACCGACAGGCACTTGTTGGGTGAATTTGGGCGATACTTATGCAAGTAATGGTGGGAAAAAAAGTGATGGTGGCAATCTGGGCAACAAAGAGGCGTTATTACAAAAGAAATATAGAACAAAAATGTCGGAAGTTTCTGAAAAATCACTGTGTCAAATCCCCTCCCGCTTCGCAATAGAAATGTGTAATCGTGGGTGGATTTTGAGGAACGAACTTATCTGGTGGAAGCCAAATTGTATGCCATCAAGCGTAAAGGATAGGTTTACAGTAGACTTTGAGAAGATATTTTTCTTTGTAAAGAGCAAGAAATATTATTTTGAAACGCAATATGAACCGCATTTAACACAAGAGAAAAGACCAAGTGGTGTTGTTAGGGCAAGAACATTTGGTTATGACGGAAAATATCCTTACGCAATTCAGCCAAGAACCAAACCCTTTATTGAAGTCAGAAATTTGCCAGATATAAAACAATTTTCAAAATGGATAAATGATTGGCGAAAAGAACACAAAATAATAATAGATGAAATTGAAACAGCGATGAATAGCCAAGCTCCTCATCATTGGTTTAATGGCGAAAGCTACCCCTCTGTTAAAGAGTGGAATATATTTAAGAAACTTTATAATCCACCACAAGATTATGACGAGCAACTGTTAAATGTTGAATTGAAATCATCCGAGAAAAGAAATCACGAACAAGGTCGCAACAAACGCTGTGTCTGGCGTATAACCACAAAACCATACAAAGAAGCCCACTTCGCAACATATCCCGAAGAACTATGCGAAACACCGATTAAGGCGGGGTGTCCTGAATTTATTTGTAAGAAGTGCGGGAAAGCGAGAGAGAAGACCTACGAGAAACATTGGCAGTCAATCAGAACAGCAAATCCTACTAAAGGTGGAGAAACAAACAGTTCATTAGTAGATGGTGCGGGTCAAAAAAAAGGTGGATTTAACAATAGAACATACCCTGTTGGTGTAAGTTATGAATATATTGGCTATACTGACTGCGGTTGTAATGCAGGTTGGGAAGGTGGAATAGTTTTAGACCCTTTCTTTGGTTCAGGAACAACTGGATTAGTAGCACAAAAACTTGGTCGTAAATGGATAGGTATAGAACTCAACGAAGAGTATATAAAAATAGCCGAGAGAAGACTAAGCAGTCTTAAAGACAATCCAGATTTATTTTTAGAGGCGATGTAATGTCAGATGGGTTGCAGAAATTTATTCATTGGTTAGAGAACCAACCCAACACGAAGAGACAAAATATAATTGAGTTTCTTTCTTTGGTACGCGAAGCCGACACAAATTCTTTATGTTTAAATCTACACTTAAATTTTGATGGGCAGCAAGGAATAAAATATGACACAACAAAGATTTCTATTTCAACACTTAAAAAGTTAATGTTAAAATGAACACGAGTTTTGAAAGGACTAAAACGGGTAAAGAAGAATGGTTGACACCGCCTTATATTGTTGAGGCGTTAGGCGAATTTGATTTAGACCCATGCGCACCAATAAATAGACCTTTTGAGACAGCAAAGAATTATTTCACAATTATTGATGATGGTTTAAGTAAGGAATGGCATGGCAGAGTTTGGCTGAACCCACCGTATGGTAATAAAACAGAAGTTTGGTTAAGAAGGTTATCGAGACATAAAAACGGAATAGCATTAACTTTTGCAAGAACCGAGACGAAGATGTTCTTCAGATATATTTGGAATTTAGCGGTAGCAATATTTTTTTTTGAAGGTAGAATTAAATTTTATCACACAACAGGCGAGCAGGGGGATAGCAGCGGGGCACCGAGTTGTTTAATTGCTTATGATGAATTTAATGCGACAAAATTATTAGAGGCGACAAAAATTATTAGAGGCAAATATATAAGGTTAAAATGAAAATCTGTTTAGTGATGAGTTGGGATTGGTTTTTATTTATCTTTTTAAGATAAACCTTGATTAAAAAAAACAAGGCTTTAATAAAGTTTTGATTTATTAAATAGCATATTGTAAAATTAAAGTAAAAGTATAAAGGGACAATCAATAAAATGACCCTTTGTTCGCTGAAGCGGGCAAAGGGTTTTTTGTTTTTAAACAATAACAATTAGGGAGGAATAAAAAAATGAAAAAAAAATTAGCATTTATCGTAACACTTTTCCTTTTTCTCTTTTCCATTGTAGAAGCACAAAGTGTAACACAAACAAAATTCAGGGCTGGTTACGATAACCTCGATGTGTATGTAGTTGATTACACATTCACTGCTGATTCTGGCGCTTATACGGGTTATATGACAAATACCTTTACGTTACCAGATGGATTCAATAACGTAAACTGGTCAAGCGTCAAGGTTACAGCATTTTATGATCTTAACACAGCATCAGGCACACCAAAAACAATTATAACAATTAATGGAGTTGGACCAAATACTTCAACATTAGTGCTTGACAGTTTAGGCGTTACAACTGGAATAGGCGATACATTGGTAAGCACAACTGCTAATAAATGTATGCTTGACCTAAACGGTTATAAATCTAGCACATATAAAGTTGGTGTTACTCAAATAGCAACAGGCAAAGCACTCACAGCGAGTTATGTCCGGTTCATATTTACGAAACCTAAGAATAGTTAATAAAGCGAATTAAATTAATTATTTGAAGATGGAGAAAATATGGAGAAGAAAGAAGAAGTAAAGGAAAAAGTAAAATCGAAATTCAAATCTGCGGTTGAAAAAGACCTTACAGAAGCGAAGATTGATAAAGAAATTTACAACGTAAAAATGACAGATGGTAAAGTATCCGCTGAATTTTCAGTTAGTGGACTACCAGTAAAAAAAGAAAAGAATAATTCGCTAGTGACTGAAAGCAATTACCGGAGATGGCAAAAGATTTTTGACGATTGTGATTCTTTCAGTGATTACGCAAAAGAATTTTTTGCTGAAGATTTTAACAAATACGAATAAAAGTTTTTTATCACAAACAAGCGGGGAGTTCTTTCATAAGAATCCGCTAAGGAGCAAAAGGTGGGACAGGACTTTGAACAGTCTTTGAAAGAAATAGAAGCTAATCAAGACACGGAGAAAATAATCGAAACAATCGAAGATTTATCCCCTGAAGAACTTGAAGCTGCTTTTGAAATGAACGAAAAAGGGGAATTGGATGAACTTACAAATCTTGAATCCGATAAGGACAATTCAGATTTAGAGAAAGAGATTGCCAAAACCCCGGAGCAGGTTGACGCAGAATTAAAAAGTAATCAAGTTAAAGAGACCGTGATCCCCGATACAACCCCCGAAGAGGACAAGTTAAAATCGGACAAGGTTACAGGTTCAATAACTATTGATGATAATTTTATTAAAGCACAACCAGAGAAAGATCATAAAATCCTCGAAACAATCAAAGGTGAAATATTCTCACCGAAGGCATTAAAAAAATACATTAATGCACAACGTCTAATTGGCAAAAGACAGCCAGAAGGGCAGGATAAAAAAGAATTTATCCCTAAGCCCGAAGAGATACCTTTACAGCCCGAAATCACATCAGAAGCAATAGCAAAAGCTAAAAACGAACTTGTATTTGAACAATTGAAACAACAATTCCCGGATATACCAGAGGATCCGATAGAATACAAAGAATACTTAGCAGATTTGCAGCAATCTGATCCCGATAGATTTTGGGATTTGCGGGAGCAAAGGAAAGAAATTGAAAAAAATGTAACAAAAGAAGTTAATCTCGCTCTATATGTTCGGAGCAACTATGATCAAATAAATACTAAATTATTTGAAAACGAAGTAGAGATAATCAAGAACCGCTTAAATGAGTATGGAATATCAGACGAAAATGATATTAAAGCACTCGGACTTGATTTCACAATCACGCAAGACACAGAAGGCAAGCCTTATAATCAATTAATGAACTCGCTATTAATAGCAAATGGGCAACTCGATCCTCAATTGATTCAGAAGATGCACGGCGTATCCCTTTTAAGAGAAGGTGCATTAACAGAGAAATTCTTCAAAGTAATGACACCTAAGATACTAGGTTATTTCGCGAAAAAGAATCATAAAGAGGGATTTACCACGGCAACTGAGAAACAGAAGAAAATAGCTGGTTCAGTAGCCGAAGGTAGTAGCGGTTCACCATTCGGTAAAGGCGGATTCAAGATGGAGCGTGATGAAGATATTGATAAATTAACACCCGAACAAGTAGATGAAGCGATGAAAAAGGTAAATATTTAATCACGATAAAATCTTCTCTTATAGGGGGGAATAAATTATGGGAATGTTTGATAATTTAACAACGTATCGCAAACTCTTATCGAAGAAACTAGGATATGCTGCCTGGGTTCAAGATAGTGTTTGGGGTCAATTTATGGGCTTTATAGGCAATGATGATGGGCGATACCCAAAATCAGTAGCTCTTAGCTCACCAGAAGCGAAGCTAAAACTAAAAGCCACCGGTCAACCCATTGAAGTTTTAACAAACTTTGAACACGAAGGTGGCGATTATATGGACATACCTTTAATGAATCCGTTGACTCAAGCACCAGTTTATGGCGATAAACAGTTGCTTGGCAACGAAGAAAAACGAAGGCTGACCTATAAGGCATGTCAAATCAACCAAGTCCGTCATGGTGTTCTTATACGAGACGGGAAAATGGGTGAACAAAAACTAAAAAAACCTGAAGTCCAGAAATGGTTAATGCAAAATGCACAAATTGACCTTTCTGATTACTTCAGAAGATACCTTGCTTACCAGGGTTATCCAAGTATTCTTGAAAGATATTCACAGAATCTAACCGCTGCTGCTGCCGATGGTGGAAGTGGTTTAACCAGAGCATCACATCCAAACTTCTATGTTCTAGGTAATGGCAAAGCAACATGGAGCGACACGCCAGCTACATACGAAACCAATGTTGAGACTGCATTGAATACATTAACAGACGTTGCAGCAAAACACTTCAGCATTAGCGCTATTGAAGTTATGGTACGTCTTGCAAGCCGACATAAAATTCGTCCAGCGATGAAAATTGGGAATAATTGGTATTATCCGATAATTATTTCCGAAGCAGCTGCTGACCAGTTATGGAAAGACCAATATTTCAGAGAGACAATAAAATATGGTTCTGAAAGAGGCGAAGATAAAAATCCACTTTTCACCGGACTAATTGCGACACTACGAAGAGCTGCAATTATTGTTGATCAAAATATGCCATCTGCAAGAACAAGTGTTGATTCGGGTTACAGTTCTACTTATGGGACAATTAATTATGGTAATACAAACCCATTAGCCAATCCACAAGACACAGGGAATAAGAAGTTAGCAATTCTCTTAGGACCGAGTGCATTAGCATGTGGTTATGCAAGCCCATTAAAGTTTGAACAAGAAACATGGGATTACAAGCAGAAGAAGACCGAAGGCGCAGATATGATATTCGGAATGGAAAGAGCAGATATTTATGATAAAGATGGCGAGTATGGTACTGCAAACTTGTTCAGAGAGAATACAAGTTCTTTGGTATTAGCTCATTACGCTAAAGATGATTCTGTTGATATGTAATTAAAAGATTTGATTAACCGGGAGTAATATTTTTTTTATTACTCCCAAAATAAATTAAAAGTGAGGTAAAAAATGGCTGACGTTAAAAATAATCTTCAAGTGAATAATGGTTCAGCACAATCCGAGTTTGGGATGAGTAAAGCAGAAGCCGAAACCTGCAATGGCATAGTGCAATTTGCTGGCAGAGACCCAAAGAACGAAACGCCTGTAAGTTTTTGTATAGTTTATTACAAAGAATCAAGTGCTATTGACTTGACCAAATATAATGATTTACCGACTGGCACAATAGTAATTGACACACAGGCATTTAAGATTCACATGAAGACAGCAGCAGCAACTTGGAAATCAAGTGCAGCAATGTCTTAGAAGCAAGAAAGTTAGAGAAGGGGGATATTGTTCTCCCTTCTTCTGTTGCTGATTCATATAGTTTATATTGCTTTAAATTAAAAAGACTACAAACCAATTAGGTGATTTATGAAAAATGTATCAGTTTATAGCACATTAACATTTCGATTCCATATGAAAGCCAATCGCATTTATTCAAACACTGAAGACATCAAGATGATATTGGAACCATTCACTCCTCAAGAACTTCCAGAAGATATTGCTAATGGATTAATAGACGCAAACCCGAAAGTTTTATTTTTAGGTGATGGGAAGGTTGCTAAGGCACACGCAAACAAATTACTTAATAAAGTTGAAGAAGTAGAAAAAACTGAAAATAACCAACCACGCGAATTTAGTCCGTTGTTCTTTCTTGAAAATAATAGACCTCTTACTAAAGAAAAATTCTCTCAGCTTGAGAAAGAGCAATTATTCCTTATTGCGGAAGAATTGGATGTTCAATTCCCAAAGAATATCGGGAGTGAAAAACTTATTGATAAAATTCTTGAAAAAATTGGGGAGTTAGAAGCAGAAGAAGGGAAATAAATAGACCCTATTCCAAAACGAAAATAAGGTTCTACTATGGGCAGAACAGCAAATATTTTGGGGGGGGTTGTAAGAAACCTTAGGAAGCATGATCCGGTCAATTATGTGCCGGCTAATGTTACTGAGATTTATGATGAGATGGCTAAGGCGCAAGACCAAATCATTGCGCTATGTCAATTTGATAAAGAAATCGAAATACTCCTTATAACAGGACAGGAAGATTATTCTTTGACAGTAAGCACAAGGAATATTATCGGTTCTATTAAAACAATCATTACCCCGGATGATTTTT